GTGATTGTTTGGAGAATTCCTAATGCCAAACTTTAACAATCCTGACGGTAGTTTTAACCGTGATAAGTGGCTAGATTTTATGCACACTTCTATACAATCAATTCCAAAAATAAATTCTTGGGTTGGTGGTGGCGACTTAGTAGATACTAAAACTAATAAAATTAATTTTAATTTAAGTTCTTGTCAAGCTGATAATATTGCAATAAGAATGCCTAATAATTTATATGAATACTTTGGAGATAAAGGTTGGACGGCAGGAATACAACCTGAGTCTTATGTATTTACTGATGATGAATATTCTATGGGAACTATGACAACTGATAAAAATATGCTTTTTAGATTAGCTAATGTTTATAGTTGGGGATATACATTTTTAGTAGTTTATCCTGATAAAACTTGGAGATACTTAGGTTTTTGGGAATATGCTCAATATGGACTTAAAAAATATATTCCATTCAAAGTACAAGACCAACTTAAGAAACTAGGTGTTTTATAAATAATTGTTAGTATGTCTTTATGGCAACTAATAGAAATTTTAGCTTTGAAGGTTTTACACCACTAAAAAGAAAACTACAAAATGGTAATTTTACTTTAATTCCTTTGCGTCATCTTATGAATGAACACGCAGAAGTGATTACAAAGAATGCTAAAAAAGTAGCACCAAACGACACAGGTACATTAGCAAACTCTATTGACTTCAAACAAGTTGCTATGGTTGGTAGATTACCTAAGAAGATTCAGATTGAAGCTACTGCACCATACTCAGAATTTGTACATGGTAGATTTAAAAGATTGCCTAGTGGATATAAACCACCACCCCCTAAGAGAAGAAAAAATTGGGGTAATCCTAATTGGAGAACTAAACCACACATGCCACCAATAGAGCCAATAGAAGATTGGGCGACAAGTAGAGGTTTGAACACTTGGGGTGTGGTACAATCAATTAATGAGAGAGGAACTCCCTTAGTTCCATTCTTGCTTTTAGCAGAAAAGAACACTAGAAAAGCAAGAAAAAAACTTACCAAGAAAGCTCAAAAGCAAATAGCATTGAGTTGGAAAATGAAAAGATAAGTGTATTATAAGGAGTGATATGCCAAAAGGATATGGATATGGTGGCTCAATGTCATCAGGTAGAAGAAGAAGAAGAAAAAGAAAACGAGGAAAAAAATAATGGAATGTTGTGGAACAGGTTGTTGCACAGGTGGTAAGTAATGGCATTTATACACGGTAAAGATACAAAAGTAATCATAGACTCAACCGATTTAAGTGCTTTTCTTAATAGTGCAGAGCCTTCAAGAACTGCTGATGTAGGAGAAACTACAACTTTTGGTAGCTCTAATAAAACTTTTATTGCAGGAGAAAAAGACGCTACTGTTTCTTTTGGTGGATTTTTTGACCCTACGGCAGATAATATAATTCAAGGCTTAGTTGGAACTAATGATAAAGTCGCAGTCATTGGTTATGACGGTATAGACGCAACAGATGATTGTATGTTTGGCAAAGGTGTAACAACTAACTATGGGATTTCAAGTCCTGTAGGAGATGTTGTTGCAGTAACCTTTGACTTACAAGCAAGTGGTTTCTTTAGTGGTAGCGTACTCGAAAACGCAACAGTAACGGCTTCAGGTAACGGAACTGCTAGAGATAATGGAAGTTCTACTGCCAATGGTGGTGGTGCTTTTATAGTCGTAACATCAGTATCAGGAACAAGCACACCTACATTGACTGCAAAGATTACACATTCAGCAGATAATGTAACTTATGCTGACTTAGTTTCTTTTACTGCTTTGACTTCAGCAGGTGCAGAAGTAAAAGAAGTTGCGAGTGGTACAACAGTAAATAGATACTTAAAAGTTGTTTATACTGTTAGTGGAACAAACCCAAGTTTCAATGTTATAGTTGGATTTGGAAGAAATAATTAAAGGAGAAATTTATGGCATTTACACACGGTAAGGATTCAGTTTTTAAACTTGATAACGCTTCAGGCTCATTAACTGATATATCATCATTTGTAAATAATGTGGACTTCCCTGAAACAGCAGATGTATCTGAAACTACAACACTAGGTGCAGATAATAAAACTTATATAGCAGGTCTAAAAGACGCAACAATATCATTGTCAGGTCTTTGGGACGCTACTGCTGACGCTATATTTGGTGCAGTTGTTGGACAATCAGCAACTTTATCTTATGAATATAGCCCTGAAGGAACTGCTAGTGGCAAGATTAAATATACAGGAGAAGCAATATTAACTTCTTATGCTATTTCTAGTCCTGTCGGAGAAGCAGTTGGATATTCAGCAGACCTTCAAGTTTCAGGTGCAGTAACTCGTGGTACACACTAAGTAAGATAAAGGAGAGCTAGGCGTATGGCTAAGATTTTAAACTTAGATGACATTAAGTCATTACCTGATGTGCCGACTAAAACTATTGATATTCCACAATGGAATGTTTCTATAAAAGTCAAAGGCATATCTAAAAAAATGCAAATAGAACTTGGTAGATTAATTAATGGAGAAACAACAGACGCTTTTGATTACCAAAAAGCATTATTAAAAGCAAGTGTTGTAGAGCCTGAACTATCAGATGAAGCAATAGATGAGTTGTATGAAAAAGACGCAACTGTTATTGATTTAATATTTGCAGAATTAAATACTCTTAATGGAGTAGGAAGTGAGATTGAATCTGCATTAGCAGAAGATTTCAAAAGCGAATCCTGATTTAGTTTTTCAATTTAGATTAGCTCGTGATTTAAGAATGACAGTTGGCGAACTGCGAACTAAAATGTCATCATTAGAGTATTCACAATGGGCTACATTTTATTATGTAGAACAACAAGAGAGAGATAAACAACGAGCTATGGCAGAAGCAGAAGCTAAGAAGAAGAAGATGAGATAATGGGAAGTTCAAACATTCTCATCAAACTTGTATTAGAAGGTTTTAATAAAGCTAAAGCCCAAATGAACAATTTGGGTAAGAAAACTGATGAGTCAGGTGGCAAGTTAAGTAAGTTTGGTACTGTTGCCAAGATTGGTGCAGTTGCAGTTGGAACAGTTCTTGTTAAAGCATTATCACAAGCTACAAGACAATTTATAGAGTTTGAAGATAAACTCAACCAATCTCTTGCAATTATGCAGACAACTGAAGAACAACAGAGAGCTATGGCTCAGGCTTCTCGTCAGGTTGCAATAGAGTCTCGTGTATCTGCAAGTGAATCAGCAGAAGCATTTTTCTTTCTAGCGTCAGCAGGTTTAGACGCTGAACAATCCATATCTGCACTTCCACAAGTTACCAAGTTTGCTCAAGCAGGTATGTTTGATATGGCACTTGCTACTGACTTGGCTACTGACTCTCAATCTGCATTAGGTCTAACAGTTAAAGACGCAGAACAAAACTTAACAAATCTTACAAGAGTTACTGATGTCTTGGTAAAAGCTAACACATTAGCAAACGCTTCTGTACAACAGTTTGCAGAAGCACTAACAACTAAGTCAGGCTCGGCATTAAAAGTTACAAACAAATCAATCGAGGAAGGTGTTGCAGTTCTATCAGCATTTGCAGACAGGGGTGTTAAAGGTGCTGAAGCAGGAGAAAAACTTAATCAGTTACTAAGAGATACAACAAGAGCAGTAGGTAAAAATTCAGAAGTATTTAAGAGATTTAATATTAATGTTGTTGATAATGAAGGAAACTTAAAGAACTTAGCTGATGTCATTGATGAATTAGATAATGGTATGGCAGGATTGTCAGACCAACAAAAAGCAGTTTTATTAGACCAATTAGGATTAAATCGTGGTGTAGCAGACGCAGTAAAAATCTTATCAGGTGCAGGAGACCAAATCCGAGAGTATCAATCTGCATTAGAAAACGCAGGTGGAGTTACTGATGAAGTTGCAAATAAACAAGTTGAGTCCTTACAAGGTCAAATAGAGATACTTAGTTCTAAATTTACAGAAGTAGGACTAATAATTGTAGACGCTTTAGCACCTGCTTTAGAAGGTGCAATAGGGTTATTGGACGGAATGTTAAATTCTATACTTGGTGTTGATGAAGGACAAGATGAAGTTATAGACTCAACCGAGAGATTTAATGAAGCACTTGGAATTACAAGTAAACAATCATTCTCAACTAACTCTGCATTGAACGACCAACTTACTTCTGAAAAACAACTTAGAGATGAGACAGAAAACATAATTGATACTTACAGAACTCTTACAGACGGACTTAGATTTCAAGAAGCTATACAAAAAGACTTGATTAACAATACTCACGAATTAGACAGAGAAACAGGAACACTAAATAGAACTAAAGAAGAATCTGTTGAACTTACTGAAGAAGAAATAGAAGCTGAAAAGAAATTAGCTAAAGATAGAGCAACGGCAGGGCTTGACGCTCTACAGAATTTACATGACGCCTACCAAAACCTAAGAGACATAGAACAAGATAGATTAGACCTTATAGATAAAGAAGCCCAAGCACTTACAAAACTTAATCAAGAAAATGAAAAACTTAAAGAAGCAAATGATAATGTTACAAAAGCCAAAGAAGATTTTGAAAAAGTATCAGGATTAGGTGCAAAGGTAACTAACGAAGAAGCACTAGCAATAGCAAGACAAAGAGAAGAAATTGCTAAATTAGAAGCAGAAGAAGATAAATCAGAGATACAAAAACTTCAACTTGCAGTATCAAGAGAGAGATTAAATAAATTAATTGAACAATCAACTGCAATATCTCGTGAAGAAGAACAAGCATTAAGAAATATTGAACGAGCTGAAGCTGATGTAGTTACTCAAACTGATAAAGTTGCACAAGCTCAAAAAAAATATCAAGACGCACAAGAAGAACTAGCCGAAGCTACTGCAAACTCAACAGAAAACATTTTAAAACAAGCTATTGCTAAACAACAACTTGATGAAGCATTGTCAGATTTAAGTGGTGCAACAAAATTCAAAGACGGTATTGCTGAGATAGTAAGACTTATTGGTGGAGATTTAGATACTTTGACAAATCAGTTTCAAGCATTATTTAACTTGTCAGGCAGAACAATAGGCAACGATACAATGCCTGATGTTACTAATAAAGTTGTAGATGATTTAGAAGATATTGCAGAAGAATCTAAACCACCAACAAAAAAAGGTAAAACTTTTGATTCATTAGGAGTTGAAAGTTTTGCACAAACACTTGACCCACTTTCTCAAGGTATTATTGGAACGGCAGGTGGAAGTAATGTTGTCATCACAGTAAACACAGGTGCAGTTCTAGGTAGTGAAGAAGATGTGCAAGTTGCAGTTGTTAAGGCTTTGGAACAAGCAAAACGAAAAGGTATAGAGGTTGCTACATAATGAGTGCAAATTTTGATTCTGATGTAGCACTTACTTTGGAAATCGCTTTTGATTCAGAGCCGTTTGATGAAACACAATCTTTCACAGATATAACTTCTTTTTTAAGAGCTTTTACAACTAGGCGTGGGAGGGCAAATGAATTAGGAGAGTTTGTTGCAGGAAGTATGAGTTTTTCTGTTTCTAACGCAGATAATAGATTTAATCCAAACAATACATCAAGTCCATTTTATGATTCAGCTAATGCGATAACAAAAATACAACCACTTAAAAGAGTAAGAATGTCAGCAACTTACGATTCTGTTACTTACAGAATATTTGAAGGTTTTTTGCAATCTATACCTGTAAAGTTTATTTCTGAAGGTGCAGACTCTATTGTAACATTTACTTGCGTGGACGCTTTTAAAATATTCCAATCAGCTCAGTTAGAAGGGGTTGGTTGGCGTTTAGGACTTGCAGGATTTTCTGAAATTGGATTATCTACAAGATTAAGTTATACAGATGTTCAAGAGCTAAGTTCTGAAAGAGTAAGTAGAATATTAGACGCAATAGGATTCCCTAGTAATCGTAGAGATATAAACACAGGTACAAAACAAGTTGTTTCTCAAGCAACTTCTACAAATATTCTTACAGGACTTAGGGAGTGTGAACTTGCAGAGAATGGACAGTTCTTTATTGCAAAAGACGGTAAAGCAACTTTTAGAAATAGAGATTATAGATTAACAAATACAAAAGCAATTAATGTTCAGGGCATATTTAGTAATGACGGAAGTAATTTACCATACACAAATGTATCAACTTCGTTTGATGATAATGAAATAATTAATGTTTATGAATGGCAGAGAAGTGGTGGAACTGCTCAATACAAAGCTGATACCAACTCAATACTCAAATATAGAGCT